ATTCATCAAAAAATAGAAACATCATGGACGCTAAACACACAAAATAAAACATGCCAAGAAAATTATACTGTAGTTGACGTTACACCATCAGAAGAAGAAATAAGAATCAATAGAATCAAATCTAGTATAAGAATGACAAGAGATCAGTATCTTCTTTTAACTGATTTTACGCAATTAAGTGATGCGCCAATCTCTGATGTTGCTAAAAATGATTTTAAAACTTTTAGACAACAGTTAAGAAGTGTGCTTGATATCCCCGATATCACTCAAGCTGTTTGGCCTACGATTCCAACTTCTGCTCCTAACATTTCTTTACCGCCATTTCCCCCAATGCCAAGCTTTAATGGTTAAGCTTTTTTTATATAATAGTCATGGGTTATTCTTATGACTATTATGTAGAAACTTGCTTAATGTTGCGGCAGAATGGATTTTATCCAAAAAAAATATTAGATATTGGTGCAAGCGTCTGTCAAACGGCAGACATTATGCGCCAAATCTGGCCTGTGGCAAACATATTATTATTCGAAGGAAATGCTGAGTGCGAAAAGTTATACCAAAAACAACTTTATGATTATCAAATAAAATTGCTTGGTAAAATCAACGGTACAACTAAATTCTATAAAACAAAATGGAGTCCCATTTGTTCAGGCAATTCTATATACAAAGAAAATTCTTCAACTTACAATGAAGAAAACTTGATAGTCGAAGAGTTGCCGATTTATAAACTAGATGATTGCGTTAATGATGTTTTCGATCTAATAAAAATTGATACTCAAGGTAGTGAATTAGATATCATCAACGGTGGATTGCGAACTTTCTCAAATGCCAAAGTAGTTATCGCAGAAGTGTCTATAACTAATTATAATGAAGGTGGCTGTACGAAGCAACAGATTATTGATAAAATGATTAGTCTAAATTTTGATCTTGTGTCTATAATAGAATCAGTAGTAAATGAAAATAATGAACTAATCGCTGAAAGTTTATTATTTATCAAACCTTAAAGCTCTAAAATCTTCTTCCACCATTTTATTACCATTTGTGGGCGAAAGTTTCTTGGGTTTTGTTGATTTGGAGCGTAATTCTTGAAGTAGTTTATGTATGTATGCATGTCAGAGGTCAAGCTGTTATTATTTATTAATTCTGGCAACGATCCTAGACAATTGAGTCCATAAATAAATGGTGTCGTTTTAAGAATATCAGCCAATACAACACTTATACCAAAAGTTTCGGGCATCATATTTACATAAAACATGCCTTTGCATTTTGCCATAAGTTCAACAACTTCTTTAAAATTCAACGTACCAATATAATTGACATTATAATTTACATCGGTAATATCATTTTTTGGATTATCATATCCCGGCAAACATACATTTAAAACATCGGTGCCAGATAGTATTTTTTCGTCTTTTAAATATTTCCACATCTGCAAAGTATGTGGATATCCTTTCATTAAACTACTGGCATATATATAATTTTTCTTATTTTGAGGAATTGGATAATCGTACACCCAATCAGGAATCATAAAATAAATAATATGTTTGTTCCAATGATCAGGAAATAAATTGTCTTGAAATTTGCTGAGAGTAATTAAAGATAACTTCTTTTCCTCAAATAATTTATAGAATTTTAGATTATGAACGCCATTAAGATCAGTTGCCCACATGAAAGCTTTTTTGTGGGCGATCTTTGGAATGTCGCTGTATCTATGAATTATTAAATTTTTACATTTTACCTTGTATTTATTTACTAAAACATTTGGTAAATACAATACGTTATTTATATATATTTCTTTTTCGCAGTTATTGAAGCAGATAACTTTATATCCTTCTTTCGCCAACTCTTCAAGAAGAAGAATGGCTTGAAATTCGCTGCCGCCCATGCCTTTTTCGTGCATGGTGTTGCCAGTATAAGACATCCCGATACTGTCAAACAAAATTAAATCTGCGAAAATTTCGTTCATACAAGAACTTTAAAATCGTCATCTGGATCACTCTTTGCAAAATATCTAGAAATGTCTGTTACTGGTTGTGGATTGAAAGTTTCTTGTTTCTTGAAAGAATTAATCCATTTACCTACGTCACCGACAAATGTCTTCGTACCCGTGTGCGAGCAGGTAATCTTTGTGTCAAGGTAAACGCTGTTTCCAAGATTGCGCCACTTTTTGCACATATAAATGTCTTCGCTGATAAGATCGCCATCTTCGCACACAACTTCGAACACCATGCGTGTGTCGCCCTTTTCAGATGTGTAAGGCTTTGAGATTTCCCAAAGAACTTCCATAGCCTTGCGGGAAATCTTCATGAAGCCGCAACCCAATCCAGCAACTTCCAAAAGACCATCTTTGTCAATGCTTAGATTCAGTTTGCTGTTATCTTTGTCGAGAGCTTTTACTACATAAAGTTCTTCGTTGTCGCTCTTCTTTCTATAGCTGCCGCCAATCAAATCTTTTTCGCTATTCACTAGCTTATAAAAGTCTAATGGATTCCAGCCGACATCACCATCAATAAAAAACAACACATCAATATCGTTGCTGTAAGCTAGTTTAAATAAATCATTTCGGGCGCGTTGAATAAGAGAGTCATAACAAATAAATAATGGATATACTTCTACATTATTTTTTTCTGCTAAAGATAGAGTGTTTAGAAGTGAGTCGATGTAATAAACATCAAGTTTGCCGTCGTATGATGGAGTTGCGATTAAAACTTTCTTTTTATCAGCCATAAAAAACCTCAAGAACAATATGTCCTTGAGGTATTTTATGTTACTTTAGTATTATTTTCTACAGCTATTATCGCGTCAAAGCTGGAGGATATTCTGCCATCACTAAAGCGACAACGGCGGCAGATAGTTCAGCATCTGTCCATTGACCAGCCTGATCATAAGTGTCGCCAGACCAAACGGTATACCAATTGTGAGCATAAGGATTGGTAGATATTTTTACCAAGCTCTTTACGGTCTTGCCAACTGGGTCATCAGTCGTTTGGAGGATTTCGATTTGGCTGCTATTGGCAGCTTGTTGGATTTCTACTGCATTTGGTAGATTAATAATTGGGAATACTGGATCGCTCATATTTTGTATATATTTTTACACTATTTTTGTATCTATAGAAATTAATAATCGTAGCTAAAAGCTTTGTAGAACCAAGAAAATCTATTGTAAATATTATCGCAGTTCTGCTTGCCTAGCACATCAATGTAATCATTTGGAACGGGCTTGATAACTTTTTGGATTGTATGATCGCCAAAAGGAATGTGCATACGATCATCTTCAAAAGTTTTTTGTTCAACATTATTAAAGTCATGTTGATAAAATGGCAATTCAAGATATTCATAAACTCGCTGCATTTCTCTTTGAGGATTAGCTGTAAAGTTTTCAAACTTAATAAATAAACACTTTTTACTTAACTTACGCATGATTGTGTCGTATAATACATCCATACTCACTGCAAGTGGCGGCGCTTGTAACAAAAAGTAATCGATTCGCTTATCTACAGTTGTGTTGCGAAGTTCGTTCCAGTTCTGAAGACCAGCATCTATGTTTTGGTGTTGTCGCCACTTTTTTTCCATGCTTGCGACTACTGCTCGCAGATCGCGAACCATAACAATAACCTTTGGTTCTGGATAATACCAGTTTAAAAAGTCATAAGTCACACTCCAACCTCTGCTCTTATCAATAACATATTTCTTATCGGTGATGGCGTTGAAGTATGCGAACATGCCTTCTTTGCAAAGAGCTTTGAACGCTGGTTCAACAACATTTATATCTTGAGCCTTGAATTCTATATTTGTAGAATATATATTTCTGGCATTAAGAAAGATTTCGATCAACCCACTTGTTGGTGTGGCGTAAAAATCAGGATTTTGCGCTAGTAAATTCTGCAACAATGTTGAACCGCTGCGGGGTAATGAACATTGAAAAAATATCTTTTCAACCATACCATATATTATGCCGATTGGTTCGTTTTTAAAGATATTAATCATGGGTTTACCGGGATCTGGTAAAACCACATTAGCAGCAGATTTGTTTTATCTTTTAAGTAGTAATTATAAGTGCCATTGGTTAAATGCAGACAAAGTTCGTGAGCAATTCAATGACTGGGACTTCAGCGAAGCTGGTCGCGAACGCCAAGCTAAAAGAATGAAAGATTTGGCTGATATGTACGGCCAATATAATGAAATAATTATTTGCGATTTCGTATGTCCGTTACAGAAAACTAGAGATCAGTTTAATCCTAATTATATAATTTTCATGAATACTATTGATGAATCAAGATATGAAGATACGAACAAGGTATTCGAACCGCCGAAAAAGTTTGATGTCGAAGCCAAAAGCAAGAATAGCAACTATTATTCTAAAATGATCTACAACGAAATAGTTCATAAGATGAATAAAAAAGTGTAAGTAATATATATGGTAGCTTATAGTGTACATGATTTAGCTGATGAAATATATGGAAACGAATTTGAGTATGACAGTGGATATGCTCAATTTTATTATATTTCAGGTTGGCTCGCCAACAACGTTGGTATGTTGAATACAAAAATATATAGTCAATATGCTGTAGAGAGTGGCAACTTCATTCCAACTGGAACTTTTCAACAAGAAGAAAGAGCTATATATAAGCAAATGTATCTTTATGAGTTTTATACAAAAAAGACTCGTCAGGTTTTGCGCGGAGTTGATTCAAGCGTTGATTTCGTAACTTTGCGCGAAGGAGATACGATGATCACTCGTACAAATAAAAATGAACTAGCTAAAACATATCGTGGATTAGCTAATGACGCTAGAGAAGAAATGGAAAGATTAGTTACTTCTTATAATATTTATCGCGCAGCACCTATACAAGTTGCTGGCGAAGACGGTTCGCCAATATTTACTGGCTCAGGATATTTTTATTATCCTTATGGATATGGAAATCCTTAATAGATAAAAAAAGAACCCCAGTCTTTCGACTGGGGTTTTTTGTTTTATTTTATATTAACCTAGTTTACCAGTTCCAAGTTTGAAGAAGCCTGAAGTGATTGAGTCAAGATAATTTTGATAACTACCAGACATAAACAAACCAGCAGTTGTATCATTTGCACCACCGATTTGGACTGAATATGTTAGATCAACTGTTTGATTATCACCAAGATTTTCAGAATATGTTTCTGATTGTAATATAGCGCTCTTAATTTCATATCTGATTTTATTAACGCTATTGCTGTCTTTTAGAACAATAGATAGATCATTGGTTTGGCTAACTAGCGAATCAAATAGATTCTTATCTTGCAATTCTGAAACTATAGCGCTAATGCTAACATCCATGTTAATAGGAACATCTACAACTCTTGCGAAACCGAATGTATTTCCAAGTCTTTGTAGAATTGTTCTGCTTAGAGGAAGTGTGAAACTAAATGATTGAATATGAGCATCAGAAAGTTTTGTCATACCACGGCTTGTTCCAAGTGAAAGAACGATGTCTCCTGGTCTCAAAGCGCTAACTGTGCTAACGCCAGTTGTAAATCCAGTAAAATTAACTCCTTCATCACTTCCAATTGCTCCAGTGAAATCTCTGCTATAATCTAATTTATAAGCAGTACCAACAGTAGTTAACTTAGTTGCTGGTTGAGCGAAAAGATCGATGGCAGGACTATTTCCAGTTATTGTTACTATATTAGCTCCTACTACGCTTCCTAATGGAGCGCCAGCAGAAGCTAGAGAAACTGGAACTTCACTTGCATCAGATTTAATATTGAAAGCTTCAACTGTTACAGAAGCTGTTGGGATAGCTCCAACACTAGCTTCGAAACTATATTCGCTAATAAATCCATTTCCTATTCCAACTATTGTTGATGAGGGTGCTAAAGTTCCGCCAACTACGTCTTCGCCTTCGTCTACAGTTAAGATATAATAATTATTTCCTTGTAGATCGGCTAGTAGTCCAGAAATTGCTTGAGCGCCATTGATTATATTGCTATCAATAGCACCACTAATATTAAAGCCCATTAGTCTTTCATTATATCCATCAGTTACATAATAACTGAAATCAAGTCCAACTGTTGGTGCTTCCATTACAATAGAATCGATACGAGCTAGTTTACCGAATTCATTGATATCTTGTCTATTAATTGTAAAATTGAAATTACAATTTTGAATGCGATCCATTTTTTTCAAAAGAGAAATACCGGATGCTAGTGAACCCGTGCTAACTGGGGAGAAAGGAGATGCGCTTGTTGCTGTACCGGCAGCAGTTACGCCGCTAACTTGAACTCCAGTTGCGCTAGGAGCGATAAATAAAGCTTGACTTTGGTAAATTACACGATTTCTTGCCATATGTTTTTATTTGTTAGTTATTGTTAAAATGTTAATATTTTTTACAGTGATTGGTATTGTTTGTGAAATTATAATCTAGGATATCGATAGGCTTTTACTTCAAAATCTAAAAATCCTATGTGTAATATGGGATTTAATTCTTTTAAAACGCTGTCTCTTATTTTTGAAGTTTCAACGTGAGATATAAAAAGAGTTTCTGAATTATAAGCGCTGCTTACAGAATTATAATTATATCCAGTAGGATATACGCCAGTTTTCAATTCATTAAATTCACCAAGAGGGTGTGCAGTCATTGGAATAAGACTGAAAATCTCATTATAAGAATCGCCAAAAATACTTAATACGCCATCTAATTGATATAGATTTTCACAAAATGCTACTACTTTAATTATGCATTTAGTTTCATCTTCACCTCCAAATGCAAAAGCTGTATTATGAGCGGTTTCTAAAGAAGCGAATATACAAGGTGTTACAGGATTATATGGAATTATGCCGGTTTCAATTACAGTAAATCTGCTATTATTTATATATTTACCTTCAATAATTAAATTATCTTCAGGTTGATCAGTTACATAACTATTAACTTCTTTTACAGAATATGTACCAGATATATTTAAATTAGTGGAAACTCCGCTATTAAATATAATGCGTCCATTATCGAAATCAATTGCCATTCCGCTTGTTCCAGTTAGTCTGAATGTTCCATCAATCGTGAATCCACTAGGGATAGTGGCTCCAGTTATGCTTTTATCGTATACCCATTGTTTATATGGAGAGCTGTAAGCGACTTTGCCATTACCTAATCTGAAATCAGGATTGCTGTATAATTTTGTTGTGTATGTTTTATAAGCATCTCCTTTGGTCATTAAAAAATTATCAAACCATAAAAAGAAACTATTTACTACATTGTGTGAAAACGTGGGTTTCATATGTTTAGTTTATTTAATTGCTTTAATTCTTTATTGAATCTATTTATTAAATCTGATATATATTTAGAATTTTTGAATACCGCTCCAGGTCTTATTTGTTGTGTTGTTGATTGTACGCCTAATCCAGAGCGACTGTTTTTAGTTTTTTTCAGATAATAACCAAGTCCAGAAATACCTGTTTCTATTCCTCTGGCCCAGCTTCTTCCAATTGCCCAAGGCATAGGTGTTATTTCAAATATTTGTGCGGCGGTTGGTACGTCAAAAATAACTGTTGCATCTATAGATTTATTATTAAATATGATTCTATAATCTGATTTTTTTAATAATTCTTCAATAGGTTTGATTGGATCAGTGCCTTCGTCAAATCCTATGAAAGAGTATAAATTCGTTATACCACCAAGAGTTCCTGAAATATTAGTGGCAGCTATTCCGCCTTGAATCTCTTGCGTAATAGGATTATTCATGAATTCGTTGATGAATTCATTTTTTATTTTATTAAATTCTTGATCAATTATTTTATTTATTTCTCTTTGATATTCTCTATCAGCTTGCAAATCTTGAAACATTTTTATCCATTCGGGATTCATATCTTATGGATCGGGCTTGAGGTATAGCGTATAATATTGATTATCGAATAAACCATGTGGTCTAAAAGTAGAATTTAAAACATATCTTTTACCGTCTACATCAAAACGGCGACCATCTTTTATATAATCGTAATCTTCTGCTCTTATTTTAATTCTAACAGAGCCAACAACCGCTTCTAATTTAATCTGAGAAGCTAATCCTGATTCGCTCCAATATTTTTTACCAATATCATCATTATATTGAATTCTAACTTTAAATGTCTTGTAAACAGGTGTATTTACATATGAAGTGGTTTGACCAGCAGTATTATATAAAGGGTTAAAGTTAGGATCAGTAATGATTACGATTTGAGAAGCTTCTTTAAAAACAGTGATTTCGCGAGCAAATGTCTCATGAATATCATCAATAACTGCGTTGAGCGCAGTTCTTTCAGAAGCAGAGATAAGATTTGTAGCCATATTTACTTTTACACTGGTTGAAAAACTATAGAATATATATTAGTATAAATAAATTATGTCAAAGTCTCTATATAGTTTCAATATTTTTAAAAATGCCGAGGTCGAAGAAGACAAGACTGAAACGGTGACAAATGAACAAGGTGAATCAGTTACTCGCACTTATAAAGAAAAGGTAAAGAAACAGATTCCAGTAGAAATAAATATTTTGCAGCCAAATCGAAAACAAATGCAAGAAGCCGACATGGAATTCAGTATTGAAATGAGCAGATGCATCAGAAATGGTATTTTGACAAAAGCAATGTTACTAAATAAGTACAGCGATACTGGTGGTTTGATTAGCGATGCTGATGCTAAGGTAATGGTTTCTGCCGCTGGAGAAATTGGGGATCTACAAAGCAGACTTACGATTCTTAATTTGAAGCCAGAATCAGAGCGTGATGAAGACTATAAAAAGAAGATCGAATCTGTTACTTCTGAAATTTTACAAAGACGCAAAACGCTTATTGAAAAAGAAACTAGTTATATGACTTTGTTTAATCATACTGCTGATATCAAAGCTCAGAACAGAGCTATTCTATGGTATGTACTTAATCTTACTCAATTTAAGGATAATAGTAAGAAAAATGCAGAGTTCGAATGGCTATTTCCAGGTAAAACTTTCGAAGCTAAAGAAGCGGCCATGTTTGATTACGAAGAAAATAAGAATGAGATTTATGAAAAATGTTATAGTAAGTTAGCAAGTATCATTAGTTATTGGTTTTTTACTAGCAATACTGAAAAAGAAGAGTTCGATAGAATCATTGGAGAAATAGATGGAACAGTCCCAACAGAGTAAATATAAGAAAGCTTTTAGGGATATTAAAAATGGATTCTCTGAAATTAAAGTTTTAGAGAATCTTTTTTATTTAAAGCACTTGTCTTTAGAAGATCAGGTCGATATTGATCAGATCTACGATTATTATTTTGAAGAGGCTAAAAGCAGAGGGGTTCCTACAAACGATGAAACTTTGAAACGCTTGATCGAAGAAAAACAGTGGACAAATCGGCAGGAATCTTTAATTAAACAAGAAGAAAATTTAATAGAAAACTTTCAAAAGCAAAAAAAAACATTATATTTAAAATCAGAAATATTAAGAATAAATGCAGATATCGAATCGGCACAAAAAAGATTATACGATTTAAAAAATACTAAAGCAGCCTTTTTTAATAGAACTGCCGAAAGTTATGCTGAAGAAAGAGTTAACGATTTTTATATTCTTAAGTGTTTATATAAAGATAAAAAACTAAGTATGGTCGCTTTTGAAGAAGATCAATTTGATAATATTGACTCAGAAACTCTAACTTGCATCATAAAACAATATTCAGAAGTATATAAAAATATAAATGACAACACGATTCAATATTTAGTTTTACAAGATTTTTTTAATTTATACATGCCTTTTGCAGAAAATCCTACTGAATTCTTTGGTAAATCAGTATGTGAACTTACTTATAATCAAGTAAAATTACTTATTTATGCTAGATTTTTTAAGAATGTATTTCAGCAGAACGATAAAATGCCTCAAGAAATTAAAAATGATCCTGACAAGATTATTGATTATGTTAATGCGAATGAAAACGCTAAAAAAGCTATAGAAAATAAAAACAATAAAGAAAATCAAGCAACTTCTATTGTTGGCGCAACATCTGAAGATCTTGAGTATATAGGTTTAAAGGCTAAAGGTCAAAAAACTCTTTCTTTGGCTGACGAAGCTAAGAAGAAAGGTGGTTCATTAAGTATGGATGATATGATGAAAATATTCGGATAATCTATAATTTAACGTGTAAATAAGAAATATGGCAGTTCAAATTAATGTCGCAGCCAATCAAGCAGCATTAACCGCTTCTATTCAAGCTGGTGTTCAAGCGTATAATCAAAGATTCGCTCAGAATAATCAAATTAATCTAAGCATTAATCAACGAGCTTTTTCTCAGCCACTAGGAAGAATTACGGGCGATGTTAAAGACTTCGAAGCTGCGCTCGCTGCTTCTAATGCTCGCGTTATTGCATTCGGCGCTTCTACTGCTGTTCTTGGAGGTGTAATTCGCAGTTTCAAGGAATTAGCTAATGTAACAATTGAAGTTGAAAAAAATCTTGCAGATATTAATCGCGTATTTGGATTGACTACAAGTCAGTTACAAAAATTTAGTACAGATTTATTTAATGTAACTAAATTAACAGCTTCTTCATTTGACGATGCTTCTAAAGCTGCTCTTGAATTTTCTCGTCAAGGTTTAAAGGCTGAAGAAACTCTTCAAAGAACAAAAGACGCGTTGACATTAACAAGATTGGCGGGAATTAGCACTGCAAATGCTGTTGATGCATTGACATCTACCGTAAACGGATTTGCTGCAACTGGAATCTCTACGACTCAAATTTTAAATAAGCTAGTTGCTGTAGAACAAGATTATGCTGTAGGTGCAGGGGATTTGGCGGAAGCGTTGTCTCGTACAGGACAAGCGGCGCAAGAAGCAGGTGTTAGTCTTGATCAATTGAATGCGTTGGTTACTTCAGCTCAACAAAGCACAGCAAGAGGTGGCGCTGTAATTGGTAACGCATTAAAAACAATTTTTACTCGCTTACAACGTACTGATACTTTGGATCAATTAGAAGCTTTTGATATTGCGGTCAGAGATATTCAAGGTAATATTTTACCTGCTGTTCAAATATTACAAAATTTTGCTGGAGCTTATAAAGGTTTAGCTGACGCTCAAAGAGCGCAGTTATCAGAACAAGTTGCGGGTGTTTATCAAGTTAATATCTTAAAAGCTATTGTTAATGATTTAAATAAATCGCAAAGTACATATGCTGGAGCTTTACAAAGAGGAGCATCAGCAACAAATGAAGCTGAAGTAGCAACTGCAAAATTAAATCAAACTCTTGACGCTTTATTAAAGCAAACTGCAACTTCAACTCAACAATTAGCTAATAATATTGGCAAAGTAACATTTGAACCATTGGCTAAATATGGTACTGAGCAATTAAAATCTTTTATTGAAAGTATAAATGAAGTTCTCGAAGGAGAAGGAGTTGGTTCTACTTTTGCAAATGGTTTATTAAAAGGCATTCGTAATGTTATAGCTGGTCCCGGTGCTATTGCGGCTTTCTTTACTCTTTTTAAATTAATACAAAATTCTTTTACTTATCTTAGTGAAGCTTTACCTCAGATTGCTGGCATAACAACTGAAACGCAAAATAGAAAAAATATTGAAGCATCTATTTTGCAAATCATGGCACAGCAAGGAACTGTAGCGCAAGCTCTAGATGGTTTGACGGGTAATCAAGCTGCCCAAGCTCAATTATTATTACAAACAGCCAGAGCGCAAACTGCTGAATATCAGAAACAAGCAGCTTTAGCAAAACAACTTGCAGCTCAATTATCAGGTCAAGGAGTTAAAGTTGCTGGTTCTCGCGGTTTACAGGTTACTCGTTCAGGAGGTTATATTCCAAAAGCTACAAAAATGGCTGAAGTCGTTGGCGCACAAGCTGGTGGTTATGCTCCCGGTAGAGTTGTATCTTCTCCTGTTGGTGGAGTGATGAATACTGCGGAAGATGTTAAATATATTCCTGGTTTTGCTCAACCTTTTATTAATCCTCCTGCGAATTCAAAAGCTGGTCGCGCACATAGACAAAAAGCCATAAGTAGAACAGGTGTTGATCCATATATGTATAGTGGATTTATACCTAATTTTGCTTACAAAAATTTTGGATTTAAAAATGATTTATTAAATTTAGATAAACAAACTATTCAAGATTTTAGTTATCCTGCTTATTTTGAAAATAAAAATTTAGCAGATGGGGGTTTAGATAAAAATCGTAAAGTAAATAACATTTATGATTCTGTATCTGGAACTGTCCAAAGAATTAGATATACTAGTAAAGATCGTTTAGATAAAAAATCAAGAATATATTTTAATGATTATCTAAATAATGCGCCAATTCCTCCAATAGTTAAAGATTCTTATGATAGAGCTTTTGATAAATTAAAACAATCTGGTTTTTATGCTGGTTTACAAGAAAAAGATATCAAGTCACAAATGCTTGATAAATTCAAGAAAAAGAATAATGGTGATTATTGGAATTTTAGAGGCGCTTTATATGAATCTCTTGTCGCTAAAAAACTTGGAAATAATTTCCAACTTTCTACTTCACAGTATTCTAGATCTGATATATTACCAATAAATCAACAAGGCGCAAGTTTATTTACAGGTGTCGAATCTAAATCGGGAGGTACAGGAGGAAATTGGAAAATATTACAAAAAGCAATTGAAACAGCAGTCCAACAAAAACAAACTCAATTTAATGATGATGGTTATGATGATATTGATATAGGTAGATATGCTTTATATCAGACTTATAATAAAGGTTTTATTCCTAATTTTGCTCCTCCTACAAGTGCAATAAGAATTCCTTGGTTTAAAAAATTTGGTAATCCTGCTTTTGATGCTATTCAACCTGCTTTGGGAATATCTAAAGCAAGTGATACAGAAACTTTTAGACAAATCAATTTCAAAAGCACTGCTGAAGGAGCAGATGAGAGAGGAGACAGTAATATATTTGCTCCATTATATGAGGATTTTGCATTCAAAGCAATGCAATTAGTTTCTCAACCAAATGTAAAAAACGATTTGATAAGAGGCTATGTATTACAACCAGGAACAAATCAAAAACAAGCGGCGTTAGATGCTGGGTTAAAAGAATTTGGTATAGGCATAGAATATAAAGGCTATCCAAAAAAGAATTTACCAGGAAGTATTACTGGCGAATTAACAAGAAAATACGAAACACTATCCAAATCTAATCCCGCAGCAGCCGCAAAATTAAAAGAATTAATTATTGCTTTTAATGAAGTAGGTCATGAAAATCAAATACCTTCAGAATTAGGTAAAAAACTTTTTGGTCCTTTAGCTGGTACGAGTTATTCTCAAATGGCCAAAAATAGCCCTGATCTTGTAAAAGGATTGTCCGCAGAAACAAATAGTTTATTAAATAGTTATGTAAAAAATCCTGCGTTTTTAGCAATGGCTGCTGCAAGTGGTTTTATTCCTAATTTTAATGGAAAAAAAGTTAATGCTAATTTTTATAGAACAAAAACTGGTCCTGGAGATATATTTCCCAAAGAAGGAACTGGATTAAGTGGCACTAATGCCAGAAAACCCGGTGAGAGATTGTATGGTTATATGTTAGAAGAAGCTTGGAATAATATGGTTATGTCCATATTAGGAAATAATGTATTTATACCTGACGCTTCTTCAGTAAATCCCAGATTAGTAGGTGATGTTAATGAAGCTGCTCAACGTTCTGCTAAGTCAGCAGCTTTAAATTTATCTAGCGCGGGTAGAACTACTTCATTAGGGCTTGGAAGGGGAATGAGTGAAAACTTTGGAAATTCAAGATATGTTCCAAATCCTGATGCTGTTTATACTGGTAAAGTTTCTGGTAAAATGAAGAAAGTTAATTATGATAGACTTTCTAAAGTTTTAGGTGTTTTTTGGTCTAGTAATCCAGAAACAAAATCTGCTTGGGATTTTCTTAAAAATTACGCTGAATCTGGTAAGTTTGTAGACAAAAAAGAAATTAAATCAAGAACAGGTTTGTTAAGAAAATCTTATGAAGATTGGTTAATTAAAAATAGTTACATAGGTACTCAGGTTAAATTATCTGATTATCGTAAAAGAGGAGAAGGAGTAGGAGCAGTTAATTATGCAGCTTTAAGATCTGATTTGGCTGGTGTTTCTAATCTTCAAAATCTTGGCGAAATGGAGAAATTGAAAAAATACAAAGAACAAGGAATTTTCTATGGCGATTATAAAAATAATAAAGCCATGTACGATAAGATGGGGCGTTGGACATATAATGCTGCAAGTAAGAAAATGATTTTGAATTCAGCGTCAGGTTTTGTTCCTAATTTTGCTTATGGAACTGATATTTATAAAGGTTATGCTTTCAAAGATGGTAGAATTTATAATGATTTATACCATTCTGAAGCTTGGGATTCTATAGATGGTCCTACTGCTGGAGCAATTAAATATGCTTATCATAATGGAAAATTATTATTGCAAACCAATAAAGCTATTTCACCAGAATTAAAGAAAAATTTTATATCTAGAGGTGTTCCTGAATCAGCTTTTTCTCCTGTTGAAGATGTTGATTCCATGATGCGTTCAAAGAATACTCAAGAAATTAAGGATAAATTAAAAAATCTTGGTAGTGTTCAATTATCATCTGGTATACAAGCTATTTTAGAAAAAGGATATTATAGTAAATTTATAAAAGGAAACCAATTTTATAAGATACCTGGAGGAATAAGCCCAGAAGAATTAAAAGTTTTTGGAGGTGCCGAGGGATGGATAAAATGGAATGAACAAAATTATGGACCTTTGAAATGGAGTTCATTTGCTAAAGGTTTTGTTCCTAATTTTGCTGATTTTATAGATGTAGACACTTTGACTAAAAATCAAGTTCATTATTCTGGCGACTTAATGAAGTTGATAAAAGATATTGAATCTTCTATCGGTCGTAATTTAAGTTCTGGTGAATTAAGATTTTTATCAAATCCAAAAACAGATTTATCAAAGCTAAACAATCCAAAGGTATTAAATGAATTTATAAATTCTGAAAGAAAAGGCGGCTTCGCTGGTTTCGCCAAAGCATTTCTTCCTAATTTTGCTTATAAACAAGCAGTAATGGGCTTAGAAGAAAGCATGAGCGGCAATAAAGCTATTTTTGATACAAAGCCTTTCCCTCATATTAGAAACAGCAGTCAACCAACATTTAGTTCCGCAATTGCTGATCACGGTGGTTTAGGTAATGCATTGAGCGATTCGATGAGAGGACAAAAAGCTGCTGGATTGATGAGTGGAGGATACATTCCTAACTTTGGAAGAGTTGATCCCAATGCTGCTTTTGGAGTTGGTGGTTTAGGCGCATTAACGCAAGCTGAAACTTCGCAATTTAATAAATTAAATACTGCTCTTCATAAATTAGAAACCGATACTACTTTAACAGCTTCTCAAATGAAAGCGTTAAAAACTTCGATTAGACTAGAAGCTAAGAGTTTGAGTAATAGCACGGGAGTAATAGATATTGTTACGGAAACAAATAAAGCTCTTGGAGATTCGATTAGAAAAAATATTGCTGCTCAAAGAGCATCGACCAATACAATCCAATCAAATAATAAAAAAAATAATAGTTCTACTTCAAAAGGAAGCTCGTTCGGTTTTAGATCTAGTCCATTAACCATGATGATTGCTCCAATCTTAGGTTCAGCAATTGCATCTCAAGCGGCATACGGAGATAAAAAACGATACGAGTTAACTGAAAAAGAAAGAATGACACAAAATTTAGCTAATACCGGAGTCACATCAGTTTCTACTGGAGCTGCTATAGGAACTATGATTCTACCTGGTTGGGGTACGGCAATAGGTGCTGCTGTTGGAGGTTTAATAGCATTTTCAGAAGCAACAAAAGCAGCTAAATTAACAATTGGAGAATTGAAAGAAAAAATTTCAGATACAGCTAATAAACAAACTGATTTAATAAAAGCTTATAAGACTAGTGTAGAAAATTTGATTTCAATCTCTCAATCTGGCGGCGACAGTAAGGAGATTGATTTAGCAAGAGCTGATCTTGCGAGAAGTTTATATGGAATAACGACATCAAATCTTAAAAATTTGATTCCAACTGATGGTAGTCCAGTTGATTTAAAAAGTTTAGAAAATGCAATATTAGAGATAAATAGAAAAGCAGATTCTCAAGTAAGCGCTTTATCCGCTGCTGAAAAACTTTCTACAGGAAGTAAAGAAGTTTCAATGATGGATAGAATAATTCAAAGTTTATCTGAAACAATTTTAAATTTTACAGAAGACGTTTCAGCGGCTTTTGTTTTCTTGGGAGATGGAATTAAAACATTGATGACAAGTGTATTAAAAGACATTCCATTCTCAAAAACAATAGAATATTTAAATAAAGGTTTTACAGGTTTTTTTGATTATCTTACTTCTGGAATAGATAAAATAGCGCTTATATTTATGCATATAACGCGTAAAATAGCTTTGGAAGCAGAAGTAATGTTGGAAGGTATAAAAAATTTAAATCCATTTCGAGATCCACATGAAAAAGCGGCAGCACATAACGCTTTGTACGATAAACAAATGAATCAAAGGGTGTTAGATAGTGAATTTAACAACGCTATACAAAAAATTAATACTAAAGCAACATTAGGAAAATTAAACATGTTTTTAGCAAGTGCGGGTGTAATGACCGAAGCTCTTGGAGGAGCTAATGGTGAAACGGGTAAAGCTATCGCTTCTTTACTTGCAAAAGGAAAAGAATTGAAAGGACGAGTTCAATCAGAAATGGGAACAAGAACGATTAGACAGTTTGATATGGAAAAAATTATTGGTGAATATATGAATGCTGGTGGTGCTAAATCTATAGATTTTTTTGAAAAATTTAAAGGCGACGAGGTGATCCAAAATTTTGCAAAAAGAATAGCATCTCAACCTAGCGCGAGAGAAAGAGACAAAGAAATAGAGTACATGATGTCGTATGTAGAAAGTAATAGAAACGATCTTCTTGAAGAAGCTTCTCAATTAAGCGCGATTTTTAGAAAATTTTCAGAAACAGGAGAATTTAAAGGTCAATATATTTTGACAAATTTTTCAAAATTTGTGGATGGATTATCGAAACTTAGAGAAAATTCAAAAAAATTAGCAGATGGTTTGGGTGTTGGTGTTCTAGATTTTACGCGTATAAGAAAAAATATCGAAGCAGCTTTTATCAAATTCAATAACATGATGGATTTAAAGCAAATTGATGTTGAAGGTATATATGAAAGAAGTAAAATTGGAAGAGAGGAAGCTATCAAGCGAACAGAAATTTTTGGTAAGCCTTTTGAGGCTGCGAGACAGCGTTTTGAATCAGAAAGATTTAATAGACAAGAATCGTTTCGTAGAGAGAATATCAGATCAGATGTAAATTTAGTAAGCATCGCCGCAGGATTAAATAAAACTACAAATGCAGGTGAGCCATTATTGAATTTGCAAAATTTAAGTAAAAATTTAGAAGACACAACTATACCTTTTGAAAGCCGCGCTCAAGCTTTGGAAAATTTTATTAAAAATAAAAATAATTTTCTAAATGCAGACAACGAACAAGCGTTGAGAGACATAGAAAAAGCAAAAAGCGTTGCCGCTATATCGAAGAAGAAAAACGAAGAAGATGAAAAAACAGCTAATTTTGTATATTCTCTTGAAATAAAAAGATTGCAAGAAGCTAGAAGCTTTAACTTGCAATTACGAGCTGGATTGTCATCTTTAAATGATGAAGGTGATTTAATGGTGGCAAAACTTGGAAGAGATCTTCCAGGTATGTTTGCCGATGGTATGGTTAATGGAATAAAAGCTGCTATAAAGGAGTCAAATAATCTTAGTGACGCTTTGTTGGGTATTGCTGCGAATTTCTTAGATTCCATAAGTACGACATTAATGCAAGCAGGTACGCGAAAGATTCTTGGCGGTTTTGGTTTTGAAAATTTATTTACAGCACAAAAAGGCGGTGCGATACGCGCACAATCTGGAATGTATATTTCTGGAACTGGTTCTGGAGATAAATATCCAGCATTGCTTGAGAATGGTGAATATGTATTAAATAGAAATGCTGTCATGGCAATGGGCGGTCCTGCTGCTTTAGATACTCTTAATTTTAGCGCTGCCCCTCGTTTCGCTTCTGGAGGTTCATTTGGTTTTGATTTAGCATCTTCTAGATCTGATCAAGACACTGTTGCCAATATGGAAAAATATATGACTAGTGAAGGACTAGATAATAGTCCTTTATATAAAGAATTATCAGATGCTCAAAAGCAGAAAATGGAAGAAGATAGAAAACGAAGATTTGCACAAAGGCAACAAAGAGCAGCAATGATTGGTCAATTAGTTGCTGCTGCTGCGACTATAGCTATAGGAGCAGGAGTTTCAAATGTAAGATCAAATGCACAAGCTACAAAAGCTCAAAATTTGTCAGCTAAATTACAAACTAGCGCACCATTAACTCAGGCTGAATCGGGTTCGATTAGAGGATTGATGGATAAAGGTTTACTAAGTCCAACTGGAGTTTATACTGGGGGAGTTCCTCAAACAGGATTTAAAGCTTTGTTTTCTGGTCCATCAGTTGGTCCAACTTGGTATCAAAGATTTGGATCTACTGTTTCTAAGCCCTTTAGAAGACAAACTGGCGGTTTGATTGGTTCTCGTTTGTCTGATACGATTCCTGGTTATATGGAAGGTGGATTATATGATTCAACAATAGTTAAAAAATATGGAACTGGTATGCAAGGCGGCGGTTCTTCTATAATGGCAGCTGGAAATAACAGCTCTACAGTCAATAATAATACGAATGCTAATAATTCGTTTAATTTTAATACAACGGTTCAAAGAGACGGAACTATAAAAATGGGCGCAAATACTACAAGTTATCAACAACAAGATGTTGAGCTTTCTAAAAACTTAAATGCTAAAATGTATGCTGTAGTTACTGAGGTTATAAGAAAAGAAAAGCAATTTGGTGGTTCGCTAGCAGGAATAAGAAATTAAAATGAAAAGCGCATTACTTAATTACGAAAATATATTTTATTTGAATAATACAACCATTTCTGGAATAACATCTATTAATGGAAGTTATAATATAAATTATGAACCTATTAAAACAATAGGTGTTGGATACAATAAACAAGTAATTGCTGAAGTGCCGGTTGCTAATTTTTCTATTGCTAAATATTTATTATATAATGATCCTTTTTTACCTTTTACTGGAGAAAATGCCAATAAAACTGCTAAATCTTTTAAAGGAAGTATAAACTATAATGGTAAAAAATTAGGTTTTTTATCTGGTTATTTAAATGCTTTTTCTTTATCGTGTTCGGTTGGTGAAGTGCCTTCAACAACAGCGGATATAATAGTTTATGGAGACTTAGGTCCAAGCTTAGATGCGTCAGGTAATTTCAAGCCACCAGAGTTATTCGTGCCACAAGTTAAAGATATCGTGTTGACTTGTAGCGGATCTTCTTCAAATAGGATAACTAGTTTTGATTATTCTATAAATTGTCAAAAACAACCAGTATATACTTTGAACCAAAGTGGAGTTTCTTTTTCTGGACCAACGGGACCAACGACACCGATTCCAAATTATATTCCAAGCGAAGTATTATTAAATGTTCCAATAGAAATTGATGCTAATTTCACATTAGAAGTAGACGATTATCAAAGCAGATCATTATATAATATATTAACTAATGATACAGATACAAATTTTAATATAGTTATAAAAGGAAAAGTTTTCCAGAACACTTCTTTAGTAACCAGTGATATAGAAGGATTCAATGCAAACAATGGGGTTACAATTTTTAATCAAAGTTTTTCTAATGTTAAACTCGTATCACAGCAATTTAATACATCAGCAGACGATGTTTTAAGTGTAAATTTAAGTTATAAAGGTTATCTAAATAGTTAATATGAGTACACCATTAGCTTCATTTCCAGCAAAACTAGGATCAAACGTTGTTTCAAGTGATATATTTTTTATATCAGATTCGACATCCACCAATAATAATAAGATAACCGCTGAAGAAATTTCAAAAGCTTTTACAGGTTTTTACGCACAAACATCCGAAGGATTCACTATCTTTGAAAATACTGAAAATTATGGTTTATCAATAAGTGGCGGATATGGATTTGTAGGTATAAATCAAAGATCTCCAGTCGTTTCTTTTGATGTTTACGACAATTTAACTTCAACAAATGGATCTGGACAAATTAGATTAACTACATTAGATTCTGGTAGAAAGATAGCTTTTTCTTTAACAGATCCAAATGTTTATTATGAATTTAGCAAAAAACCTAATGATACTAAGTTATATTTAGAATCTTCAACTAATGGTGGATCTAGCTTTTCAAATTTGTTCGTTATTGATCAAAGTGGAAATTTTGCAATTACAAATAATACGGGAGCGTTAAATAGAAAATTTTTAGTTAGCGGAGAATTAGTCGAATTTCAAAATTCTGGAAATGCTTTAATTTTTGATTCTTATAATGGAGAAATAAAAACAAATGCTGTCGATGAACCTTTGTTATTAAATTATAATAATATTGCTGATGTAAATATAGGATATAATGCAATATATGTTGATAATAATGTTAGTGCGCCAAAAATTGGAATAGGACATAATATTCCAGCATATTTATTGCATCTCAGTGGCATAGGTCAATTAGCTAGATTTCAATCTAGTAACGCTCAGTCTTACGCAAGTTATAAAAATAGTACTGCAACTTCATATTATGGAATGCAGTCTAATAAAATATATTTTGGATCAGAAAGTTCGTTGAGTGAAAAGAATTTAGTATATTCTATTGCAGGTAGCGGATTTCTTGGTTTAGGTACTACAGGGCCTACTTATAAATTAGATGTTAGAACTACAGATCCTACTGATAGTACACCAGCTTCATTTCAAAATACGGATACGCAAGGGTATTGTCAAGTAGTTATTGCTTGTAACAAAGCTTTTGGCGGTGGCGATACTGGACCAAGAAATAGTTTAGTTACATTTTCAAGATATGATGCCACTCCTGATACTCAAAAATGGTCTATTGGTAATCTATATAATGATACTACATTTACATCATTAAATGATTATTTTGTTTTTGTAAAAAATGGTTATGGTGGAATCTCTCCTGATGTAGTTGCAAAATTAAGTCCAGCAGGTAGTTTAGATATTGATGGAAGTTATACTAGTAGTGATAGTTATTGTAAAGGGAAATTTATTCAAACATATCAAACTAGAGTAACTGGTTTTGATGTTTATTTTAGCGCAATTAATCCTAATTCTGATATAATTCCAAGCGGAAATAATTATTTACATGCTCCTTTTACAATAACTCCATATGCAGGTTCTGTAGAAAAAGTTTCTATTTTTACTTCGGATACTGATGCATTATCAAGCTCATATAGATTTGAGATATCGGTAATTACTCCAACTTATAATCCTGCGGTTCCAAGTGAATTTGTTACGGGTTTTTATGTAAGTCCACCAAGTGATCCTATAGCTTATCCTACTAGTGGTATAATTGGTGCAAGCTATTTTGACACTATAAATCCAAATGTTATATATTCAAAAACTAAAGCAAATATAAGTGGATCAACCAGTTTTAATTCAGGTCAACTTTTACAATTTAGATTATGTGAACCAACTGGCGGTAAAAGCACAGCAGTTGATTTTACAGTAGTTTCAACAATTGCATATACTATAACTTAATGAGTAAATATATAAAATATGAAAATATAGATTTTCGAATTAATAATGATATTTTTTATTCGAAATCTGTGCAGCTTTCATTGAATACTAATATTTCGCCAATTCTTTTATCGGATGGATCTTTATTAAGATATGCGCCAGAAAATACTATCGTTGGATCTTTGGATACAGATTTTTATTTAACTGGATCTTTGCCTTCATTTCTAGAACCAACTTCAAATTTAGAGTCTTCAATTGAATGCATTTTTGCTGGTGTTAAAATAACAGATTGTTATTTAAAATCTATATCTTTTAATGTATCAAATTTTTCACCAATTCTTTTAAAAGCTAACTTTGACTGGTATGGGAAATTAAATTCGACGAATAGTACAACTGATATGCGACCATTTTATTCAAATAGAAATCCTAGCTTATCAGAAATATCACACGCTAATAATACATATTTGATTGATACAAATAAAGTTTTTGGTTTTTCAGAAATATTTAATTTTAATTATTCAGAATCTGTGGATAGAATTCCTTTTTTTGCAAATGATCAGATAACACCTTTTAGAGTTGCTAAAACTAATAAAATGAAATCAATTTCTGTTGAGGGCAATTTTCCAAAAAAATCAAACGTTTTAGAAATACAAGGAACGACAACTAATTGCGAATTATATTTAAAAGATTATAGTTCTAATCTTTTGAAAACTTTTAATATTTCTGGAGTTATCGAATCTCGTTCTTTCAATGTAACAACAGATGGTTTATTACAAAGTTCTTTAGCGATAACACAACGTTTAGCACCACTTAGAAATACATTATGAGTAAATTTTTAGATACGCAATTTTCAGTTACTGGGATTAAAAATTTTTATGCTGGAGCTTCATACGATCAATATGATTTGGTTGATTTTCAGTATTATACTGGTAATGCAATTTATCCAAAAGATTTGTCAGGTCTATTTGCATGGTTTAATTTAGATAATTTAAATAATTTAGAATTTGATAGTTCTGGAAAGATCTCTGCTTGGTATAATTCTGCTCCAGGTCATTCTGCTGAAAATTTATATAATTTTGATACGTCTGATAATACTAGACCGAAATACAGTCAAGATAAAAACGCTGTAGTTTTTGAAGCTAATGCTGATATAGGAACTCTTAATCAATTATATACTCATCCTACTTCTCCAAATTTTTCTGGTTTTTTAACTGGAGATAGATGTTGGTTTATTGTTTATGAATTTGATAGTTTAAGATCAGGTAATTTAACTACTCCTCAAGGTTATTATGCTAATTACGCAACGATAATAAATACAGATGAAAAAAATATTTCAACTGCATCTACTGGTTATTTAGGTGTTTATGGAAATAATTCTGATAATATTATCAACTCTAATGTTTTAGCTAAATCTCAAGAATTTGTTATGGATAGTAATCCAGCAAATTTATATCCGACAGCTTCATCTTTAAATTCAGCTTTTTCTTCAGCAGATTTATTGAATAAAAATATAATTTCCATAGTTAAAGATAACACCACTAATAATTTAATATTAAGAAACAATGGTCAAGAAATTTTAAATATAACAACTACAAATTTTGCAAGTGGTTGCGCTAGCTTAAGAATAGGAACCGCTGGTAATTTTCATGGAGTTGTCCCTGCTGGTGCTGTTTATAATTATGATGCTAGCAATATTTCAATAAATGAAATACTCGGATACAGTGCGCTACCAACAAACGAACAAATAACTGGTTTAGAAAAATATTTATTTAAAAAACATTTTTTAAATTCTGATAATTTATATATAGCTAAAGATGATTTTACAGCTTCGTCTTATCAATACAGTCCGATAAATTTAACTGGCGCTTTAAATCTTACAAAAGATATCGATTTTATTTTTAATAAAACATATGGTTGCTCTGCCAGTTTTTCAACAAAAGCTATAAAAGCAAATTATGGAGACGGTTATTATACAAATGTTATACCAAATATTAATAATATTATTACTAATTTTACTTTGAGTTATAATGGATTGACGGACAAACAGGCAAATTCTTTAATCGGTTTTTTTCAAAACAGTTTTGAATATCAGCCATTAACGCTAACATCTTCTTATGAAAATGTCGAGATGGATTTATTTTATCCTTACAAGGATAATGCAAAAATTTATTTCGAAAACTTAGATCAAAAATGCGTTGATTCAAATATTAATAATATAACAATAAATTGTACGACAGCCTACGATTCAAGCTTAGATTATAAAGGATATTTAGTTACAAATGAAGAAGTTATAAGATTTTTCGATTTCGCTAAAGTTTACAATTATAATGATGTTGTTTATTATAAAAGCTCATCATTAGAAGGTGGTTATTATTGGTTCACGGGACAAAATCCAACTTTAGTAACTTCGGAACAAAGCCCAACAGGATCAAATAGTTTATTTACAAGAGATTTTTATTTTAAACCAGATCTTGATTTTTCTATACCTATAAAGCCCAGATTTTTAAAAAATGAATATGAGTTAACGTCCGTTACTTTTGAACAAGATGGTATAAATAAAAATATTTTAGATCTTTCTTTAACTTTTAATGGGCGTTCTGATAAAGAAGCTATTGCTATTTTAAAATTTTTAGATGCTCATTGTGGTTTTAAATTGTTTGAATTTATTCTACCAGAACCTTATAATAAAAATATAACTGTTTATTGTCCAGAGTGGAATCACACATATAAATTCAAAGACAATCACGATATATCTGTTAAATTTTTAGAGTTTAAGGGAAAAACCGCTTCTGATATATATTTCAATACTTTACTATCGTTATGACATATACAAATATTACAGGAGTTAACGTGGGAAATTGTTTAACTGGTTTTGGAATTCATTTTCCAGTTACTGTTATAAATGATGGTAATTCTGAAGTTCTTTATTCTTTTGCGGTCACTAATTCTACCAATTTTTCTTTATCTAGTTCTTCAGTTAGTTTATATCCAAGCAATTCTGGCGTATTTGATATCTTTTATAAACCTACAATAGAAGGTTTGGCGCAAGATGAAATTTCTGATATAACTATAAACTCTGTATCGGTTGAAGATAATTCACTTGATCCAAGCGGAGTTATAACAATTAAAGCTACTGGTCGTAGTATCATCAATATAACAGGCGGAAACCCAAGATCATTTAGGGTGGTTGGAAGTTTTTCCGCTAATGATGGTCCAAAATTTAATTTTTATTGGAAACATCCAACTGGAATAACTGGAGATAATTTACATAATTATTTTATTACTGGATATAATTTGCAATTGTCTAGCGATTCAGATTTTGATCCATTGTTATATACAAAAGAAATAAATATCTCATCAAATACAAATTTAAATCCTAAGTATGCTAGTTATTATGGTTTTAATGATGAAGATATTTTCACGTCAATAACGAAAAATGATTTGTCTTCATTAGCATTAGATACACCTTATTATGCAAGATTATATACATGTACTGTTAATAATACAGGCGTTAGCGTATACGCTTCTGGAGTAAATTCTAAAACCGATGGTTTACCATCAGAAATAGCTGTTGGATATTCTGGGACTCCTGTTGCAATAAAAATAGAAAAACAACCACTAAATGTATATATAGAAGCTAATCAATATACATCAATGTATGATTTAGATTCAAAAATATTAAGTTTGGTTGGCAGCAGTGCAGATATGTCTTTTTATTCTGGTATAAATATATATTTACCAGAAAATTCTATTTTTAGATCTGATAATACTGCTTTGCCAGCCATTAAATTAGATGGTGTTTATTTAAATTTTACTGGTTCTACCACTTTGCTGCCGAATAATGATACTGTTGTTAATATATATGTTCCTACTAGTACGGTTATAGCGGGTCAACATGGGAAAGGTGGTAAAGTTAAATTTAATAATAATATACAAACTAATAAAGCGCAAGGAAATTTTACTTGGGAATATTATAATTTTACGCAAGATATAACTACACAGCAAAATAATACAACTCAAGCTTATAATAACACGAATCAAAAAGAAATATATGATACTTCAAATGGGGGACCAGCTATTTCATTGAAATTACAAAGCAACAATCAAATTCAAGGAATAAGAAAAGATATAAAATATAAAATCCATTCGCAAGTTGGTTCTAGAATTTATTCTGGAGGTGGAGGTACTAAAGCTGGTATTCATATTGTAGGAGGTAATGGGGCTTCATCTTTTCAATTTTTAGGATTTCAATCATCAGATACACAAGATAATTCTATGTATCCAATGTATTTTCCAGTAAATGGAAATTTATCTAACAATAATTTATATATAAATTGGAACGTTTATTATAGAAATAATTTTGGTGGATCTATTAAATCAAGCACTGTGTCTTCTGCTTTTCCTTACTGGGGAGAAGTAGGATTCAATAAAAGCATTTTTTTAAATAGAAAAGCAGATTTAAATAAAGAAACAAATGAATATTTATTTTCTACTGTTATAAATAGCGCACCACCTAGTTTGGGCGTTGATTTTTATGGAGATCAAATTAGTAATTATCGTTATGAATTTTTACCAATAAATAATTTAACTGAAAATCGTCAGCCGGGATACCTTGTCGAATCATTATCGGAAAGTTATGTAAAATTATTTATCGCTAATTCTTCATTTATACCAACTGATTATATTTTTAGATTTGCAAATAATGGACTTAATAGCGCAACAAATTGGACAGGGGGAACATCAGCTAGTCCAAGTTTATATACTTTATCTAGTACTAATGCTGGCGATTATGTTTCTAATTTTGAAAGTTTATCATATAAGGCTTTAAGATTAAAACAAAATAAAGATATTCACATTGATTTTTCAAGTTCAATTAATAAAAATTGCAAAAATTTTGATGTGTTTTTTGTTTGCGCTTTCGATAGTATAACTTTGAATCAAGGAACAAATACTGTTGCAAAATTATTTGACTGGACTTTAACTAGTTCCGCAACTAATACAGTCAAAAATCAAATTTCAGTTTTTAGGCTTACAGAAAATCAGACAACTTATACATCAAAAGATGATCTAATATTTGATTTTAAATTATTGCCATTGGTCAATCAAAAAGACGAATCTTCGATGACAAATTTTGCTTTTACAGGAATAGCTACAAAAGATATTCAAAAAATATCGAAACCTTTAAGTGGAAGTGGAAGTTTTAGGCCTTTTATAATAAATATTTCTAGATATTCAGATACTTATTATATTTATGTTAACGGCATTTTATTAAAAACAACAAATTCGTTAGGTGGTCCTAGCAACATATTGTCTTCAACTGCTAATTTAATAACGAATTTAAATTCAACTACATTCAAGTTGATCAATTCATCATCTTTTTATATTAATTATTTTGATATTTTATTTTATAGTAGGACTATAACTGCTTCAGAAAGACAGCAAGTTAATAATTATTTAACTAACTCTTATTTAAATTTATTTGCGGGAAGCTTGGTCACAGAATTAGATCTTAAATCTAATGCATATGTTTATAAATTACCGAATATTTTTAATTTAGCTGGTAAATCTTAACTTTATGAATACTTTTTTCAAATTAGATAATTATGTCGTTTTAGACCTTTTTGAACTACAGTTAGAAGCTACGGAGGGTTATCTAAGATTTCATGGTTCAAAGAATTTTTCACGCGATATAATTTTTCAGGGTCAAACTTATATTTTTATACCATGTGAATTGTCTAATATAGAATCTTCTTCAAATGGAAAACAATCTAAACCAACAATAAAAATTGCAAATATAAATAATTATATTTCATATATTTTGAAAGATAGATCTGATTTAATTGGAAACGCTTTTAATAGAAAAAAGATTTTGGCTAAAGATTTAGATTCTGAAAATTTTGAAAATGGTATAAATCCATTCGGTATTTCTAATTTTAAAACTCATATAGCTTTTGATGAATTTATTGTAAATTTAAAAAAATTGGAAAACAAAGAACATGTTGAAATTGAATTAGCAACAAAAATTGATTTGCAAAATTTAAACATACCAGCAAGAAAAATAACAAACGATACTTGTTCTTGGTGTTATAGATGTTATGGGTGTAATTATGGAAATACTTCAGATTATGAAGGTCCAGTTGTAATTATATCTCAATATTCACCTAATGCATTACCGAGTAAAAATTATTTTCTATCCTTAAATTCTTATGATGTCGGTATTCCTATAGCAGATGAAAATGATAAAACATTTTTATCTAGTTATAAAACTAATCTAGCGAATAATTCATATAATTTATCTACATTGAGATATAGTGGTCAATGGTCTCCAACTGCGATTTATAATTCTGGTGATTTTGTTTATTTAGATTATTTGCCCAATGTGTTAACGAATGGAACTAATGCTTCAACCGTCAATCTATCAAACAAATCTAAAAACTTTTATGTTTGTATTGAAAATGATATTATTAATAAACAACCAGATATGAATACAGATGTATGGAAACAGGATCAATGCTCTAAAACTTTAAGAGGCTGTTTATTAAGATTTCAAGATTATATTGCTAAAGATAGTAATGCAGTATCAAATAAAGCTTTACCTTTTGGTGCATTTCCATCGACATTTCAATATGATAATAAATCCTGAGTTGCTAGATCAAATTAAGTCATATTGCAATAAAAACCCTTCAATTGAAAACTGTGGTTTTATTGTAGAAGATTCTGGGAAATTGTCTTTTGTACCAGTAGATAATAAACACCCTGATTCTATAAATTATTTCGTTGTTTCTCCTAGAGATTATCTTAATATAAAACAAAAATATAAAATAAAATATTTATTTCATAATCATAGATCTGAAGCGTCTTTTTCTAATGTAGATATTCATTATCAAAAATATCATGGTATGAATATGTTGTTATATATATTAGATACCGATGAATTTAAAGAAATAAAGTGTAAATAAGTCTATGGTTAATGTTAAATTACATGGTGTTTTTGAGGATTTCATAAAAACAGAATGGAACTTAAATGTTTCTTCTGTATTAGAAGTTTTTGAAGCTATAGAGGCAAATAGTAGTAAATTAATATCAACTTTAGGAACTTTTAATGAATATTTAAGTTATTTTATTATTTATGTAGATGATAAAATTATGCCTCCAGAATATTTGAATTCTCCAATTTTAAAGAAAAATTCTAAAGTTGAGGTTGTTCCTTTTATATTTGGTTCCGCTGAATTAGCTATTGGTATAGCTTTAATGTTAATTGGTACTGGAATTCAAATGTTAATAACAAAATTATTAACACCAAAATCTCCTACAGATGTCAAAACAACTTCTAGATTATTTAGTAATTACGAAAACGTTACGATGAGAAATGTTGCGGTTCCAATAGGATATGGAAGATGTAAAGTTGGATCTATTGTTATATCTAATAATATATCGTTTTCAATCTATACGGCTTCAAGTTTAAATTCTCAATTATTAGAGTATTATAAAGATTATGTTATTGTAGGAGAAAATTAATATATTTATGAAAATAATACCTTCGCCTTCAATACAAGCTGCTTTTGATTTATCTTTTACTAATGCAAATCAAAATTTAGAAACTGAATCTTTTTATGATGTTTTAGATTTAGTGTCAGAAGGACCAATTGAGGGTTTGGTTGATTCAAATGGTCAAACAGTAAATTATATTAACACTAACTCTTCTGATGTTCAAACATTAAGTTATGGTATTTATTACAATGATGTGCCAATAAGAGAAAAAAATACAGATTTATATAATTTTTCTGGTTCTAAAATCTCTTTTACTACTGGCGATCAATCTAAAAATTCTATATCTACAAGCACAGCTATTTATGATTATAAAATTAAACTTTATGATATTTCATTGGGCGCGATTCTTTTGGCATCTAGAAATAATTTTAAATTATCTTCGGTTCCTGTAAAAGCTTGCCCGAATATAAGTTATGATTTTTTTACAGATAAAAACGCTAACACGAATCAAAAGACATATATAGCTTTTAAAAACTATTCTCGTCCGTTTTCGCATTATGTAAAAAATAAATATGCAACTTCTTTAAATTTAAATATTGGTGTTGAAAGTTTATACAATTTTTCAGAAAATGGATCTGTTTTATGTTCTGATCTGCGTCTTATTGTAAACGTTTCTAATTTAACGCAAAAAGAAAATTTTTATCTTTATGTGCAAGGTTCTTTTGTTGCTAAAGGAGGAGCAATTGTTTTACCTTTTGAAATAGTTTTCGAGGAGATAGATAAAAAAATTAATTTATTTCCAGAAATTGTTGTAAATGTTTATAGTTTATCTGAAAAAATAACTTATACTAGCAATCAAAATAGAAACGTTTATGTTGATTCGGTTGTAGAAAAAATAGATTATCCATTTTCTTATCCATATTCCGCTTTATGTAGAAGCGTTGTAAGTTCAAAACATTTTAATAATATACCTACTAGGACATATGACTGCAAACTTTTGAAAATAAAAGTTCCAGAAAACTATGATGGTGAAGCAAGGGAATATGATGGAGATTGGTCAGGTAATTTTAGCAGAACTTTAAAATGGACTAATAATCCAGCATGGATTTTTTATGATCTTTGCATTAATAGTCGCTATGGAATGGCGAAAGGTAAATTAAACGAAACTGATTTGAATAAATGGCAGTTATTATCAATATCTAAATATTGTGATGAACTGGTTAAAACAAATGCTGGTACAAAATATGATCCTGATTATTTTTATTTTGAAAATTCTTTGAGCTATGGAGATTCTGGATTTAATACAATAACTTTTTCTACAGGATTGACAGAAGCTCAACTACAAGAAAAATATCCAATAGGATATACTTTATATATTTATGATTTAAAGAATACTTCAGGCGAGTATATTAATGAAAATTTTAAAAAAGTTATTTTAACAGCTAGAGTTTCGTCTAATATTGCTACTTTATTTTTATGTAATGATTTTGGACCAAGAAAAATTTTAGAATCAGATGTTAGTGGGGTTTTGTTTTCAACTTTACAGAAAATAATCGCTAATACTCCAACATTTAATGTCGAAAATATAATTAAAAACATAATAGCATCATTTTTTATAAATGCGGCTTCAGGTATAAATCCAAATAATTCGGATGCATTGCCGATATCTATTAATCACACGTCCAAACGTATTTTTGAAAAATCTTTAAATGTTAAAAGTGGATATTGTGTTGCAAAACATAGTGATTATCAAGATTTTCTAGAACCTCGTTTTTCTTGTAATTTAATTTTAAATAGTGAAAATGAGGGTTTAAAAGCTTTAACTGATTTAGCATCTATTTTTAGAGGGATGTTTTATTTTAAAAATGGAATGCTTAATTTAACAAGCGATGTTAAGCAAAATAGTGTTTATATATTTACGAATTCAAACATTAAGGATGGTTTGTTTACATATTCATCTGGAGATTTAAATAATTTATTTAGTGTTGCAAAGGTTAAATATTCTGATAAAAATGATAATTTTAAAGATAAAATTATATGTGTCGAAGACACTCAATTAATAAGACAAATAGGTCTTGTAGAAAAAGAAATTTTAGGTTTTGGAGTTACTTCTAAGTATGAAGCTCAAAGAATAGGTAAATGGTATTTAGCGACTGGTAAACTAGAATCAGAAATAGTAAATTTTATATCAGGATTTGAAGCGTCTATTTTACAAATCGGAAATATTATTCGCATATCGGATTCATTAAAAACATCATCGGTTATATATGGAAAATTGACAAGACTAGATGTTGTTAATAAATCTATATATATAGATAGAGAGGTTTCTGAAGACTGTTTGGGTAAATTAATAAGAATATTTTCTTTAATAAATAATAATCCTATAGAATTGATGTTTTCTGTTTATGAAGTTGATAACAAAAATTTAAAGCTAAAGATATTGCCTTTTGCTTATATGAACTGGAATATTGTTCAAAAGATATCTTCGGCAGATGATGGAAAAACTTTGATGTCTTCGTCTGCTTCAAATCCTGACGGATGGGATAAAAAGGCTTACACAAATAAAAGTTATATAGATAATTGTCAAATAATTTTTCAAAGTCCTTTTGCTATAAATGATCGCCTTGTAGTAGGAATATCTGAAATTAATAACATATCAGTTAATCAGAATGATATTGATTATGGTTTTTATATTGTAGGAAATGGCACTACGGCTTCATTGTCTGTTATTTTAGACGGTGTTGTTCAGCCAGCTTTAGCTTCTCCATATGATACAATAACATCAAATGATGTTTTGAAAATAACTTATGATGGAAAAGAGGTTAATTTTCTTAAAAATGATATTGTTGTTTGTATTTCTATTCCTAGAACTAAAGGTAAACCTTTATATGGGGTCGTTGCTTTATATGAAAACTTTAGTAAAGTTTCTAATCTTAGTTTTTCAAAATTTCCAGATTACGAATATGGTCAATACGCTGCATTAAGATCAGATGCTAATTTTGTAGTCTATTTAGAAGAAGATTACTCAAGTCATGATTTATATAGAATAATAAATATAAATGAAGTTTCTTCTAATGAATACGCTATAACAGCTATGAAATATGATGAAGAAAAATTTAATATTGTTGAAAATAATGAATATGTTAATAATCAACAGGATAAACAAAAGCAAATTGTTTTTTCTACAGATAATTTTATCAGTCAGTTGTTCACAAATACTGAAGTAAGTTTAGCGATTAATAATGGTAGTGGCCAGACAAGAGCAATTAGTTTTGCTCAGGCTGTAAATACTCAATATGATTACAGTTTTACAATTGAAAAAGAAGTTTTAAACGATCAGTTTAATAACTCTATTTATGATGAAGTTTACATAGATTTCAAATTTTTATTTGCGATTTTGAATAATAGACAGAATTACGATACTTTTGGATTAATGTGTGTAATTAATAGAAACGGTAAAACAATGAAATTTAATATACTGAAAGAAGATGCATTTGTTGTTAAAGTGTTTCTTGGAGAAACATCAATTGGTTCTTATACAGCTAAAACAGATATTGATTTTTATGCTTTTGACAGAAATTATAAAATGATAAACGTGTAAAATAATTTATGCCTTTATTAACAAATAGTTCTGTATCTTATGCTGATCCTTTTATTGTTAGTAATGTAAAATTTAATTTTACTAGTTCTTTGTCTGTTGCTGATTATAGTCAGTCAGCTTCAATATTTGGTCTTGATCAATCAATTTCATTTGTCAGCGGAGTTTTAAGGGAAAATGAGATTAATTTATCTTGGGAAGTTATCAGACCAATAACTAAAAATATTTTGTCTAATCAGGTAATTGAAGAAGGGTTTTCTGGTTTTTCTGTTGCTTTTTACGATAAAAATAGAAATTTTTTGTTTAATGGCCCGAATTCTTTCTCTTCTACTTCATATAATATATCTGTAGAAGATTTATATAATAGTTTTGAGAACATAACTGGTTTAGAAAATATAAGCGCTTTAAATAGTTTTTTTATTGATATAGTTTCGACAGATAATAAAGGTTTGAAAAGCACTGGTGTTGCTTTAGTGGATTTTAGTAATGTAGATGTTTCTATTACAGATATATCTATTAATAATAATGTAAATTTAACGTTAGATTATTCTAATTTTGATGCAATTAACTATGTTGATATATATGTAACTACAGGAAGTTATTTTGATTTTGCTAGCGGTCAATTTTTATATAATCAAAGTTATTTTTATCCTAATATTTCAAACATTGAAATACCTGATTTAAATACATTAGATCAACAAAATGTTTCTACTGATAATTCATTGCGAGTTCCATATTTTGTTCATGTTGTTCCTTATAATTATTTAAATAGTGGAGAAGCTGTAGTTTCTTCGGGAATAAAACCATTATCTTATGATTCTAACTCGTTTCCATTAAAAATCACTAATCTAACTGGTTACGCTTTTTATGATTTTAATAATAGCGATAAAGATTTAAACTTACAAGCTTTTGTGTCTTGGGACGCTATTCAATCGTCTCAAGATAGTTCATTTCATGTTTTTATTGAGCAAAGCGGAAAAAATAATACTAAATATGATTATTATGTACAAAATTTCTTTGTTGAAAATATAAATTCTATTGCTGGTGGAACAGGAACGGGCGCGTACTCTATAACAGGAAATGTTTTTAAAAATTATGGATCTTCTGGTATTCAGTGGGTAGATCATACAATTTATGTAGATAATTTTGGATCGTATCCTACAGGTTTGTATTCAAGTGGTTACAATGATTTAAAATATATTTCAGAAATAAGAATACCTTCCGGTTATTTGGAAAGTTCTGAAATTTTTTTAAATTATAGATATACTGGAGGCAATAGTTTTCAGTTCTTGCCTTCAGGAGGTCAATATAGCGGAAATGTATATACTGGTTTTTATTCAGACTCAAGATATACAAATACATCTTTAAATTATAATTCAGGATTTTTAGATCTAAATTCTAGTCTTACTGGTATTTGTTTAGCAAGAAGAATTACTGGATTTGCTGATTTTGTTCATAGTTTATATAATCCATCTTTTGTTTTTCCAATTACAGAAGATTCTGATTATTTTGTAAAAGTAAGAGCTATAAATTCTGACGAAACTGTTTCGGAGTTTTCTGATCCTGTTTGTATATCTTCTGATTATATAAACAATATTGTTAATTTATCTCCATTAAGTGGTAAAAAGGTTATTGATGGTTCGGGGCTTAATAATTATATACCAAAATTTTCAGATTCAGATACATTAACTACAGGAACTTTATATTATAGCGGTTCTAATAATTTAGTATTTACAGAACTTCCAACAACCACGACTTCTGAAAATTTATATAAGTTAGTAATTGAGAATAATATTGTTAAAAAACAAATAGATACTGGCAATGGAACTGCGTTAATTGATGAATTTACTCAAGCAAGTCATGGGTTCGTTGTCGGTGATATTGTTAGATTCGATGGAACTACATGGTATAAAGCACAAGCTGATAGTGCCGAACACGCTGAAGTTCAAGGAGTAGTAAGAACCATTGTTAATTCAAATACTTTTAAATTGGTATATGATGGATTGATTGAAGGGTTGAGTGGATTGACGCCGGGGCAAGTTTATTTCTTATCGGCGACTACAGCAGGTGCAGCAACAACAACAGAGCCAAGTAATTTTGGTGAAGTTTCTAAACCTGTCTATTTTGCATTAACAACGACTTCCGCAAATGTTTTAACATTTCGTGGTGTTATAATTGAGCCTCAAAATGGAACTTCTGGAACAAGTGGAACCAGCGGTGATCCAGTTATTTCTTCTACTTTAGCTTATTATAACAATTCAACTCAAAGCATATCATCTTCTTCAAATACAAAAGTAACTTGGTCTACATCAGATACTGCAAATACTCAAGGATCGATTGGTTTAACTTTCAATGGAACTGATAGATTTACAAACACTTCTGGAGATACAATTGTTATCACTGTTGATGGCTATATAGGATGGGCAAGTGGTGGAACTTCTGGCACATCTAGATCTGTATTTATAGTAAAAAATGGTAATGTTTCTTCTTCTCAAGGAAGATATTCATATAGCAGTATACCTGCAAACGATGATTATCCAGTAACTCATTTTTCTTCAGTTTTAGTTTTA